GTCTTTAAAGAAAAAAATTATGGCAAAGAAAAAGTAAATGGCTGTTAACGCTGCAGGCAATTACTCCAAACCGACTATGAGGAAAGCAATCTTTCGTAGGATCAAAGCCGGAGGTAAGGGTGGTAAACCCGGTCAATGGTCTGCTCGAAAAGCACAGATGCTTGCCAAACAATATAAAGCCAAAGGTGGGGGTTACACTTCCTGATGGATTGGATAACAGCAGACCTAGTAACAGTCTTACATGAGATGTCTTGGTTTGATGGAATCATTTATATTTTTTTAGGGTTAGGTGTTTATGCAACTGTTAAGTGGATTAATAACAAATGGCGTTAAAGAAATCACAGAGGTCACTTCGTGCGTGGACAAAACAAAAGTGGAGAACCAAGTCAGGTAAACCTAGTACACAAGGGAGTAAGGCAACTGGCGAACGTTACTTACCTGAGAAAGCAATTAAGGCTCTTAGTTCCAGTGAGTACGCCAAGACTACGGCTGCTAAACGAAGAGCAGTTGCACGAGGTAAACAAGTATCTAAACAGCCCAAAAAGATTGCAAGCAAAACGAGAGGCTTTCGCTCTTACTCATAGGATAAAAGATGAGGATACACAGATTAACAAAAGAAGATAGAGACATACTTCGCATTGTTGTAAAGCAGGTTCACTTAAAACATTACCCTGAACAATTCTGCACTGACTATGAAGCAGACAAGATGATCTCGGCTATTGCACCTGAAATAATAGAGAGGTTAACCAAGGTTGGTAAGGACATGAGAGTTGACCAACTTTAAATATAAACCTGATGGGGAAGTGGCTAAGTCTTTTTTAAAAGATGAAACCTTCTTCCGTGGTCTTCGAGGGCCAGTCGGTTCAGGTAAATCAGTGGCTTGTTGTGTAGAAGTATTCAGACGAGCCTTAATGCAGGAGAAATCACCAGATGGCAAACGCAAGAGTAGGTGGGCGATTATCAGAAACACCAATCCTCAGCTTCGTACTACCACGATTAAGACTTGGTTGGACTGGTTTCCAGAAGAAGATTGGGGTAGGTTTTCTTGGTCAGTTCCATATACGCACAAGATATCCAAAAGCGATTTGGAGTTGGAGGTTATATTCCTTGCACTCGACAGACCTGAAGACGTTAAGAAACTCCTCTCGCTCGAACTAACTGGCATATGGATTAATGAAGCTAGGGAAATTCCTAAGTCAATTATAGATGCGTGCACTATGAGAGTGGGAAGATATCCTTCAATGCGAGACGGAGGTCCAACTTGGACTGGCGTTATCGCTGATACAAATGCTCCTGAAGAAGATCACTGGTGGCCTATCATGGCAGGCGAGGTTCCGATACCTGATCATATTAGTTCTGAAGAATCAAGGATGCTTGTTAAACCTGATAACTGGAAGTTCTTTACTCAGCCTTCGGCTATGCTAGAGACAAAAGATAAGGAGGGCAGGATTGATAAATACAATCCCAATCCGTTAGCTGAAAATAAAAAACATATGATGCCAAGCTATTATACAAACCTTATACAAGGTAAGACAAAGAGTTGGATAGATGTCTATGTAATGAACAGACTAGGTCATATCCAAGATGGTAAGCCTGTCTATAATATGTTTCGATCAGATGTTCATGTGGCTAAAGAAGAAATACCTGTGGCTGATGGTCTACCTTTATTTATTGGATTAGATTTTGGATTAACCCCTGCAGCAATCTTTGGACAAAAGGTAAGGGGCCGTTGGTTAATACTCCAAGAGATAGTGGCGTTTGACATGGGGATTGTTCGGTTTGCCGAGTTACTTCGTTCTGAGATTGCCACACGATATGCCAACTGTGAGGTCAATATATTTGGTGATCCGGCAGGAGACTTTAGGGCACAGACGGATGAGAGTACACCTTTTCAGATATTAAGAGGAGCAGGTCTAAAAGCTAGACCCACTCATAGTAATGACGTGGCATTAAGATTGGAGTCTGTGTCTCAGCCTTTACAAAGAATGGTGGATGGTCAATCAGGTGTGTTGATTGATCTAAGATGTAAAGAATTAATCAAAGGCTTTGAGGGTGGCTATCACTATAGACGAATGCAGGTATCAGGCGAACGCTATGAAGACAAGCCTGCTAAGGATCGGTTCTCACATATCCATGATGCGTTGCAGTATCTAATGCTTGGTTCAGGTGAGGGCAGACAAGTGATGGGTCAGTTCAAAACAGTCAAGGCATTCAATGCTCGTACTGATTATGATGTGTTTAACAGGCAACCAAAACAACAAAGACGGCAAGGGCTATGGGCGAGAATGTAACGTTTGTGCGTTGTGTCTTTTGTTAATGATGGTTATGCGTAGAAGAAAAGGAGTTATATATGTGTCTTGGAAGAAGCCCTAAACCACCTGCACCTGATCCTGAGGTTGCAATGGAACGTGAGTCAGAAAAAGAAAAAGAACAAACAAAAACTAAAGTCATGAAGCAAGAGGCTTTGGAAGAAACAGTATCCAACAAAAGAAAAGGTACTGGCAGACGTTCTCTTCTCACTGGTTCTGGTGGCGGTATAGGTTATTACAATAGGTATTCATAATGCATGATATGGCTCAAAGCTATATGGCTAAGTACGAGAGAGCCAAATCAATTAGACGAGAGTTTGAAGAACTCTATGATGAAATCTTTGAATACTGTCTACCACAACGTCAAGGGTTTAAGAACTATACTCCCGGTCAAAGACGTGATGATAAGATATTTGATGAGACAGCTGTCGTTGGCGTACAAGAATTTGCATCTAGGTTACAAGCAGGACTTGTTCCTAACTTTGCTAGATGGGCTGACTTTGTTGCAGGTAGTGAAGTGCCTGAAATTGAACGTGATGAAATAAATAATGAACTAGATAAAGTAACTGAATATATATTTGAAGTTATACAGACCTCTAACTTTGCTCAGGAAATACATGAGTGCTTTATTGATCTTGCTTTAGGAACAGCAGTCCTTGCTGTTACTGAAGGTGACGCTGTTAATCCAATACGTTTCCATTCTATTCCCTTGCCTCATGTTGTTCTTGATACTGGGCCTGATGGAAGAATAGATCATGTATATAGAGAGCGAGACTTAAAGTATGAAGACCTTCCTGTTGCGTATCCAAGAGGTACGTTCTCAGAAAAAACAATAGAAAAAATACAGAAGTACCCTGATAGTAAATGTAAAATCCTAGAGGTTTCTTGCAAGCTATACGACCAACCTAACGTTGAGCGTTATAGTTATATGGTTATCGAGATGGGTGATAAACAATTAATACTTCAAGAAGAATACTCAGGGGTTGGATCAAATCCATTTATAGCATTTAGATGGAGCAAAGCTTCTGGTGAAATTTACGGAAGAGGGCCTGCTGTTAATGCGTTAAGTGCAATTAAAACAGCTAACTTAACTATTGAAATGGTATTAGAAAATGCACAGATGGCTATTAGTGGCATCTATCAGATGGATGATGATGGCGTTATTAACGTAGATACAATTAATTTAGTACCGGGAACTGTAATACCAAAGGCACCAAACTCTCAAGGACTGCAACCAATAAGGGCTGCAGGAAACTTTGATGTGGCTAACTTGGTTCTTAATGATATGCGTAACAATATTAAACGTGCCTTGTATAATGATATGCTTGGCGATCCTAATAAAACACCTGCATCAGCTACGGAAGTAGCGGAACGTATGGCTGACTTATCTCGTAAGATTGGTTCTGCATTTGGCAGACTGCAAGCTGAGATGGTTCAACCAGTTCTTCAACGTGTAGTTTATCTTTTAACCAAGCAGGGCAGGATTGAAATACCAACTGTCAATGGCAGGGAAGTAAAGGTAAAGAGTGTATCTCCTCTGGCACAGGCACAATCAAATCAAGATATTGTTTCCCTAGATAGATTTCTTAGAAATGGTAGCAGGAAGGTTTGGGCCTGATGTCATTAATCTCTTAGTATCCTCCGAAGAGACTGCTGTCTATCTAGCCAAGAAATTTGGTGTGCCAGACCATTTAATACGTGACGTAGGCGAAAGACAACAGATGGTTGAGATGGCTCAACAAATGCAACAACAAACAGGAATAGACCCAAATGCAAACCCAAACATCCAAACACTTGGGGGTTGACGGATACCCTCGCTCAAAAGAACAAGATCAAAAAATATCCCTAGATTTAGCCAGTACATTCAATTCTCCCAGTGGACTGGCTACCCTACAATATTTAAAGTCAATTACCATTGAGGCTATTACAGGTGCGAACATATCATCAGATGAGTTGAGACACCTTGAAGGTCAAAGGTATTTAGTGGCTCTAATAGCCAAACGTGTTCAACATGCAGAGAGGATAAATCATGGAAGAAACATTACTACAGACGCAAACGGAAGAAACATCACAACCAGAAGTAGTTGAAACTACTGAAGCTGTTGTTGATAGACCTGAATGGTTACCTGAAAAATTTAAAGACCCTGCTGATATGGCTAAAGCCTATAGTGAATTAGAAGGTAAGCTAGGCAAAGGCGAAGAAGAATTACGCTCATCCATATTAAAAGAAATGGAAGAGAAAGCTTTTGAAGGCAGACCTGAAACTGTTGGTGATTATGTATTGCCTGAAATGTTAGATGAAGCAGAAGCCGTTGATAATCAATTACTTGATTGGTGGTCAAAGTATTCTTATGACAATGGATTAAGCCAAGATGAATTTGCTGAGGGTATTGAAAAATATGCCAACGCTGTTAATGGACAACAGCCAGACTTACAAGCCGTGCAAAAAGAACTTGGTGATAATGCAACAGTAAGAGTTGAAGCCGTTCAGTTATGGATGAATAAATTCTTTCCAGACCAAGGTATGCAAGAAGCTATTGCTCAACTTGGATCATCTTCAGCAGGGATAAAAGCATTAGAACATATCATAGAACAAACTAAAGGAACTAATGTAGCAACCCCATCAACTGTTACAGGTCAAGTAACTCAAGCTGACGTTGAAGCTAAGATGAAAGACCCACGTTATTGGCAACAAGGAAAGCGTGATACTGCATTTATTCAAGAGGTGAATAGTGACTTTAAACGTCTTCACGGGGGAGGGTAATTACGGAGTTGCTAGGGTAGTCAAAGGGCATCCTAGTCACGCTGAAATACTTCAACATACATTAAGAGAGACTGATAAACGTGAGTGCATGATATCAAACGTAACGCCTTGGCGTGCGTTAATGGCTCCCTTACAAAACAAAGAAGCTGAAACGTTTACGGCTTTAGTAGATGGGGAACCAGTAATGATGTTTGGTGCTGTGCCTGAGCATGATCTTGTTGGTTCTATCTGGATGCTTTGTTCTGAAGTGGTAGATAAACATCCCAAAACATTTATTAAATGGTCGCCTGCTTTCCTAGATTACTTTCAAGAAAAGTATTTCCTATTGCAGAATGTCTGTCCAGTTGAACATTACAAGACCTTAACGTGGCTTGGGTATCTTGGATTTATGATTATGCCTAAATCATTTGAATTAAATGGGTATCAGGTTCTTCGATTTGTGCGTTGTCAAGATTTGGAATTCATGCAATTCAATGATGATATACGGCCTGTAATAAGCTGACAGCCCTAACGGATAACTGGATGAGGCAAAGAGCAGATAACCGAGAGCAACCTTAACAACTAATCTGCTTTTGCAGGGAAAGGATTGATGATGGCTAATACAATAGATACCGCCTTCATTAAGCAGTTCGAGAGCGAGGTGCATCTTGCGTACCAAAGAATGGGTTCTAAGTTAATGAACACTGTTCGTAACGTAAGCAACGTTGCAGGAAGCGTAGTACGCTTTCAAAAAATCGGTGTCGGTTCTGCTTCTACGAAATCAAGAAATGGTATGGTAACCCCAATGGAGTTAGCACACACAACAGTTGAAGCTACTCTAGCTGATTATTATGCGGCTGAGTATATTGATAAACTTGATGAGTTAAAGACTAACATAGACGAGCGTCAAGCTATAGCAACAAGTGCTGCTTCAGCTTTAGGTCGAAAGACTGACGAGATACTTGTAACAGCAATGGATGCAGGTGCTAACTCAACTCAGATACATGACACAAGTAGTGCTGTTGAAAAAGCAGACTTACTAAGTTTATTTGAAACATTTGGAACAGCTAACTTACCTGAAGATGGTGGTCGTTATTTGGCTATGCATCCTAAAGGTTTTGCTGATTTGTTTTTAATAAATGAATTTGCATCATCTGATTATGTCGGTGACCAAAGTCTTCCATATGCAGGTGGCATGACTATGAAAAACTTCTTAGGGTTTAACATATTCTCAACGTCAGCAATCGCAGGTGGTAAGAACCTAGCCTATCATAATAGTGCAGTTGGTCTTGGTATTGGAGCGAATGTTACAACCGAGTTAAACTATGTACCTGAAAAGGTTTCACACTTAGCAACATCAATGATG